CGCGTCGCGTCCACTACCCCTTTCGGGTCTCCGTTTTAGGATGGAGTTCCTGCTTGGGCCCGTATGGCAGTCGTGATGACTATCGCCTGGGCGTTTCAAATGCACGCCGCGAGTCTCCCTCTGTTGGGATTCTGCACGTTACGACGTGTGGACGTGGACACGAGGTCCGGTACAGGTGAACACCCTTGATGGTGTCGTAGCCCGTAAATGTACCCCCCTCGGAACCCGCTGTGCTCGGTAGCACACACAATACCTCGAGAAATGAAGACAACTAGACAAAATACTAAAGTTGCCATTAACTCCGAGAAATCGTGGAAGACCATCCGTGGTCTCACGCAGGTCCCAGACCTCCTCCCCCCTTCCCTCCCCTCTAAGTCCTTCCTCGTCGACACTGCCAGGTTTCCTCCTGACACGACTGACGCGGAGGCATCCACTCTTTTTTCCGCTTTTCTTTTCGCTAAGACTATCCCCAAGGTCCAGGACCCGGATAGCCTTCTCCATGCTTACGGTGACAAGTTGTCCCGTGAGCCCCTCTCTACCCCTCAGTTCCGTTCGGCACTGAGTAACTACATTATCCCGACCTTCAGGTACGGCTGGGATAAGTATTACTCTCATGAGGTGCGCGCTGGTATCCTTTCCAACGGTAAGACCGTTGAAGGTATCCAGTGCAGTGAATGGGACCTTCCCCGTGACCAGTTTCTGGGCTATTGCCTCGGTCACGACCCCCTCCCCGCTGAATTCTTTTCCCTCGTGGGCAAACATCGCGCCATCGCGATACCAGACTCCGGTAAGTACCGGCTGGTCACCCTTGGGTCCAAGGTTCAGCACCTTCTCGCCCCCCTCCACCGCACCATCTACTCCCAACTCACCCGGCGAGGTACGACCCTTCGTGGAAGTCCTCTCCCTTCTACCTTCTCCGCCTTCCCCGGCCAGCCGGGGCTCAACTGCTCGGGCGACTACGAGGCATCGACTGACAACCTGTCGAGTGCCCACGCCCTCCATATACTCCGCCAGCTTCGCGCGACCTCGTGCCACATCCCGGACGACGTCTGGGATCTGGCCTTCGCCTCTCTCACCGGTCATGTCTCGTACGAGACCTCTGACGGTAAATCCCATTCGTTCGCCCAGTCAACAGGCCAACTCATGGGTAACTACTTGTCCTTTCCCCTCCTCTGTATCTCGAATATCGCGACCTTGTTCTTGTCGCTGGGTTCGATTGAGGCTTGGAGGATGATCAACAATAGACTGGTAGTGGTGAATGGTGATGACATCGTTTTCCGTGCGGAATTGGATGCCATCGAGAAATGGAAAAAGAGCCTTCCTCTCTCCGGATTCGTGGTGAATGATACGAAGACTAGTATTCATGCTAGTCTTTTCACCTTGAATTCGAAACTCTTCCGCTGTACCGCCAAACGAGTTCGCAAAGTTTGGCACCTTATTCCTAAGGGGATCTTCAAGAAGATCGATACAAACAAGAAGAGTGATCACTTAGCTGCCCATGCAGCGGTGGTGAGAGAGAATGTGAAAGGTTGCCCCGGCAAGCTGAGGGCGAGAGTCCGACGTGCACTGGCGTCGGTTAAGAAGGCGGCGTACAAGTGTACGTCGGCGAAGAGACTCGCTGGGTGTTCAATGCGCGAGTACGATGAGTGGCCACGCGTGTGGAAATTGGCCGAGAGAATTAAGGGGTGGGAGTGCGCATTTTGTCCTTTGCGCGAGAGGATGTCGGGGGTGAAGTTGGAGAAGATAAGGAAGTCGGATGCGACTGATGAGGAAGTCGCCGATTCGCCGTACGTAGCTGCTGAAGCCCGGTTCGCTAAGGCTTCACGCGAGATAGTGTGTGAGTCCAATGACCGCAACATCTCGGCTTACGAATGGCGTCAGGCGCAATACTTCTTGTATCAGAAGATGCCAGACTATAGGAGGAGGGATGAGGAGTTCGTGTGGATTCGTGAGCGTCGGGTCGTGGACCGCGACTTGGAGTTCGAACTGTACACGTGATCGTGATGCGAGGGTGGTCACAATTAAGCCTCATGAGGGAGGTGGAAGAGAGGAAAGATCGTGTTCATGGATTGTCGGCCCTGGCATGAGATGCGGGGTACATCGTGGGTGCAAGTGAATGTGAGGGGCGTGGGTTATTAAAACGCAACAGCTAGTCAGAGAGGGAGTTTACCTGGTCAGTAGGGTCCTTAACCGGGCTCGAACCTCTGGGCGAGACGGGGTCTCATTCTAGCGTGATGTAAGTCGTAGAGAGCCACAAAGTATCTTGGACCGGCCGCCGGTAGATAGGCGGTCCCATGCCCCAAGAGACATGTCATGAAACGATGTAACGGCATGAAACCGATCGTGTGCGTGATCCTTGACCGCCGCAATTGAAATTACCTCCCATTGTTGGTATGGACGAGGTGTGGCGTCATGTTCTTGGAGAGCACCGTTGTGACCGTGGAGGGAGGGTTTCCGTGGTTAGGAACGCCCTACGGGGGACTACGAAAACATCGTATTACGAGTGAGGTTTGAACGAGAGGAATTGTGAGGACGAATCGAGGAGTGTAGTATTACTCACTGCATGAATCGACGCCACGCCAGTCAATGATTGTGTGTGGGGCAGGTCCGG